CCGCTACCTTCACCAGCGCCGACACGCCGACTTTGTTCGGCACCGCGGCAACGGTGGGTGCAGCGTCGCCTTTGGCAGCTGAAGAAAATGTGATTGCAACTATTGCAGCCGCAAACCTTCCGTCGTCTGGCACGCTGGTCGTCGATCTGTACTACTCGATGCCGAACTAATCGGCTTCCGGGGGCTGGGGAAACCTGGCCCCTTTTTCACATCGGAGAATTGATATGACGATCTATTACGGTATCAATGAGGGCGACAACGAGTACGAAGCAGCCGTTAGCTCCTCGTCAACGACAAGCAAAGAAGTAGAAATTGTGGTCAACGACACCGCGGTTACTGATCGCACTAGCTTGCTGGTTGCAATTGACAATCTAAAAAACTTTATTCTGCGTCAAAATTATCCACCGGCGTAAGGAGTAAATCATGCCTATTCGTCGCGCAGATGATACCGCCTACACGCTAGCGTCGAGCGTTAGTGCAACTGGCTCCGCGGTTGCCATTAAAGGCGGTCAGTATATATTTATGGTGGAAGGCACCGCCGGCGGCACTACTGCATCTTTGCAAATTAGAACGCCGAACGGCACCTGGTCTAATGTGTACGCTATCGATACGTTGGTTGCGTCGGCTACGCTGCCTTACGTCGATACAATGATTGATTTGCCGGCCGGTGATGTTCGCCTTGCGCTAACTGGCGGCACGCCATCTGCAATTTTTGCGTATTTGATTGGTCTTGGTTAATAGGGGGTCAACATGGCCTCAGTCATTCAGGTAGCCAATCGCGCGCTGACTAAGCTCGGCGCGGCGCGCATTATTTCCTTATCTGACGACAACAAGCAAGCGCGCGCTGTCGCAAGCTGTTTTGAGGATCTTCGCGACGACGAGCTGCGAGCGCACCGCTGGCAGTTTGCGATGAAGCGCATCGAGCTGGCTGCGCTGTCTGCAGCGCCGACATTTGGCTACAAGCACCAGTATGCGCTGCCGCCAGATTTTCTGCGCATCGATATGGTCGACGACCGCTACCCTGCGGCCGTGATGGACAACTACATTGACGCCGAATATTTGGAATGGACCATTGAGGGCAACGTCGTCCTGACCGACATTGGCGCGCCGTTGAAGCTGCGCTATATCGCCCAGGTGACTGAACCGAATGCCTGGGACAGCAACTTTCGCGAGGCGCTGGCGTCGCGGATCGCTATGGAAATTTGTGAAGAATTGACGCAATCTGATAGCAAAAAGCAGGCTGCTATGAATGATTATAGACGTGCAATTCAGCAAGCCGTTCGTATTGGCGCAATTGAAAAGCCAAGCGTAATGCCGCCAGATAACCAATGGATTATATCGAGGTTGTAATATGCCGCTACTACCTCATTCAAATTCGTCCGTGCCTGCGGTAAGGCTGGCCACATTTGATAGTTCCAATGTTTTAAGCGAAACCAGCTCTAGTTATCCTTTGCCGGTCATTGACCTGGCGCAGCTGCGCACGCATGAGGGGCGCATGTTTACGGCCGGCAGGCTTTGGGATAATGGCAGCAAAATTGCAAGCGGCGCATTTGCCGATATAGCATTCACCACCAGTTCAACCGTCGGACCGCATAGTATTTTGGATGTCCAGGTGGGCGGCGATGCTGAAGTATATTTTTATGAAGATGCCGTTATTAGTGGCGGCACCGCGGTCACGCCGGTTAATCGTAATCGACGATCGGCCAGGACAAGTTCAGCGACTGTAGTACATACGCCGACCATCACATCGGCCGGCACGTTGCTCGAATCTGCGTTTGCACCAGGAGGCACAGGCCACAAGGCTGGCGGCGGTGGCGGTGGTTTTACTGGCGAGTTTGTAACGCAGTTTAGTAAAGTTTATTTGGTGCGCGTCAAGAACGTATCTGGTTCGGCGCAAATTGTTCAAGCAAATATTTGGTTGTATGAATAATGCCAAAAGCCTCACCGATTCGGACAAGTTTTAATGCCGGCGAATTGTCTCCGCTCATGGATGGCCGCGTCGATGTTGCGAAATACAGCAACGGCTGCAAAGTCCTAGAAAATTTTATCCCGACCGTGCAAGGCCCGGCCGTGCGCCGTGGTGGCACGCGCTATGTCGCCGAGGTCAAGAGCAGCGCCAATCGCACTTGGCTGGCTCATTTCGAGTTTTCCAGCACGCAGTCGTTTGTGCTTGAGTTCGGCAATCAGTACATTCGCTTTTTTTTCAACCGCGGCCAACTGTTGTCGGGCGGTTCGCCATACGAGATCGTCTCGCCGTATCTGCTGGCCGACCTGACCAATGCCGACGGCGGTTTTGCGATCGACATGGTGCAATCGGGCGACATCATCTACATGGCGCATCCGAGCTATCCGCTGCAGAAGCTCTCGCGCCTGGGGAATACCAACTGGACGATCACGGCGGTCGATCTGCTTAACGGTCCGTTTAAAGATCAAAACTCCGATCGGACCAGGACAATGTACGCATCGGCCACGACCGGCACGATCACGCTGACGGCCAGCTCGGCGACGTTTACGTCGGCCATGGTCGGCAGTTACGTCTATCTGGAACCGTCGGACCTATCGAATGTAAAGCCTTGGTATGCTGGCCAGGAATTTACGACCAATCCATTTGGCGTGTTACGTCGCTCTGAGGGCAAGACATATACCTGCACCACGAATGGCGTGCCGAGTTCTGGCAAGGTTTGGCGCACCGGCGGCGACAAGCCGGTGCATACCTACGGCACGCAGGCTGATGGCGATGCCGGTGTGATTGCTGGCACGGTGGTTGAGCGCAACGGCCTTGATTGGCTGTTTGTCGACAACGGGTTTGGCTACGTCAAGATTACCGCTTTTACCAATTCAACAACCGTCACGGCTGTCGTGCAGGGCAACAACCCGTTGCCAGGCGGCGTCGTCGGATCCACCAAGGCGACATTCCGCTGGGCTTTGGCGGCATTTTCGGCTGTTGAGGGGTATCCAAGCAAAGTGACTTTTTTCCGCGAGCGATTAGCGATGGCGAAAGGCCAGCAGCTGTTTTTCTCGGTGGCCGGCGATTTCGAGAATTTTGCAGCCAAGGACGACAGCGGCCTGGTGACGGCCGACATGGCCATTAGGGCGACGATTTCATCTGACCAGGTAAACCAGGTGTCGTGGCTTGCGCCGTCAAACGCGTTAATTATTGGCACAACCGGCGGCGAGTTCGCCTGCATGGAAAACACGACAAACGAAGCATTTGCGCCTGGCAACATAAAAATCGAGCAGCAAACATCGGACGGCAGCCGGGCCATTGTGCCGGCGCGCGTCGGGTATTCGACATTGTTCGTGCAGCGGTCTGGCAAAAAGCTGAAAGAAGCGGCCTATAACTTGCAGCAAAACGGATATATCACGAACGATCTGACGGTCTTGTCCAATCACATTGCCGGCGACGGGATCCTGCAAACTGCATGGCACCGCGAACCGTATGCCGCGTTGTGGTCGGTGCGCGCTGATGGTCAGTTGCTGGGATTTACGTTTAACAAAGAACAGGACGTGGTCGGCTGGCACCGGCACATCATTGGCGGCGACGGTGTCGTCGAAGCGGTGGCGGTCATTCCATCGCCGGACGGCACGCAGGACGATCTTTGGATGATTGTCCGTCGCACGATCAACGGCGCGACAAAGCGCTATGTCGAATATTTGAACCGCGCATACGATCCAGAGCAGGACACGCAGGCCGATTGCTTTTATGTCGACGCTGGGGCGACCTATTCGGGCAGCCCGACGACGACGATTAGCGGCCTGGGCTACCTGGAGGGCAAGACGGTGCAGGTGCTTGCCGACGGCGCTGCGCATCCAGATCGGACCGTGGCAAGCGGATCGATCACGCTGCAGCGCTCTGCTAGTAAGGTCCAGGTCGGCTTGCCTTGTTTGGCGACGCTGCAAACTAACCGGATCGAGGCAGGCGCTGCCGACGGCACCGCGCAGGGCAAAACCAAGCGCATCAACAAGGTTGTAATTCGTTTCCTTAATACGCTGGGCGCGTTGGCTGGGCCTGACGCCAATACGCTCGACACGGTGGAATTCCGCACGCCGGAAGATCTGATGAACCAAGCGCCGCCGCTGTTTACCGGCGATAAGTTGATCGAATGGCCAAGCGGTTACGATTTTGACGGGTATGTGATGGTGCGCCAGGCGCAGCCGCTGCCAATGACGGTGGTCGCTGTAATGCCGCAGCTGCATACGTTTGACAGATGATCGTGCTGCCGTTTGAAGCTGGTCATTTGCAGCTGTTGTCGTTGCAAGAAAACCAGCTGCATTTCCAGCCGTTGTTTGCAAGACCAGAGTACGGCGATTGGTTAGAAAAAAGTGGACCGGCGTTTTCTGCAGCTGTTGGCGATGAGATAATTGCATCACTAGGAATCACGCCGCAGTGGGAGAATAGAGCTGTGGCGTGGGGTCTGATCGGTAAACAAGCGAGGCGGCATTTCGTGCCGTTGACCAAAGCGATCATGCGGTTTTTGGATCTGTGCGAGTACCGCCGCATTGAAACGCCGGTCGATGTTGGGTTTGAGGAAGGCGATCGTTGGGCGACGATGCTGGGGTTTGAGCGCGAAGGAACGATGAGAGCGTTTATGCCGGACGGCCGCGACTGTCATCTTTACGCAAGGGTTAAATAATGGGTGCTTTAGCTTTACCTCTACAAATTGCCTCTGCGGCGGTAAGCGCAATCGGCTCGATCAGAGCTGCGCAGGCGCAATCGGCCAGCTATCAGGCCCAGGCGCAGGCAATGGAATACAACGCCACCGTCGCCAAAAACAATGCCGTCGCCGCTAATCAGCAAGCGAGCGCCGCCGAAGAGCAGCAGCGCAGAAAATTTGCGATGTTGCAAGGGCAGGCTGCAGCTGGCGCTGCGCAATCTGGTGCTGGGCTGGAAGGCAGCAATGCGGACATATTGGAACAGAATGCGTTGATGAACGAGCTGGACGCGCTGACGATCCGCTACGAGGGGCAGAACCGGGCGAAAACTTTGGAAGCGCAGGCGCAGCTCGACGAATACCAGGCGGTTGCGGCGAGCAGAAATGCTGATACGGCGATGCAAGCAGGGTATTGGAACGCTGGGGCAAACCTGCTGTCGGGCGCGACAAGCTACAGCATGTATTCCAAGGGGCTTTATGGCGCTGGCGGCCAGGGCGGTTTCATGGGAATTAAAATTCCAGGGGGTCGCTAAATGGCCGTTCGCATACCGCAATACGAAGATCGCCTGACGCCAAGCGGTTTTGTCACGCCTCGCGCCCAGGGCGTTGAAGTCACGCCGGCGCTTGGTCGTGCGATTGAAAATCTTGGCGACGCTGGTGTGCGGTTTGCCGGAGTCGAGATTGCAAACCAGAGGCGCGAGCAGGAAAAGGCTGACGCTGAATTTAAGCAGCAGGAAGAAGAGCGTCTCCGCAAACTTGAAGCCAAACAACAAGCTGATGCAGTCACCGAAGCTGGCAAGCGCGTTTCGTCTGCAAATCTAGAATTTCAAACCTGGTACAACACGGCCGCGAAAAACCCTGGAGAGAATTTTGCGGAGCAGGTCAAACAAAAGTGGACCGAGCTGTCGACGAGAACGCTTGACGGTAGCGGCGACGAACAAACTCGCCTGCAGCAAGCCCAGGCAGGGCAAGAACCTGATTACGGGATTCGTCACTCAGCTGCGCGCACGAATGCCGAACGCTCACTTACGCAGCTGGGCGAGCATTACATTTCCAACGCGATTGGCGTTGAAGCCAAAGCTGGCGTTGCGCGGCGTCTCGACAACCTAGAGACGACGGTTTCCGACAACGAGCGCGCCGTCGGCGCTGATCCGTCGCTGTTTGACAAGCTGCGCACCGACACGCTGTCAGTAATTCAGAACGATCCGACGCTGGATGTCGAAACCAAGATTAGGACTGCGCGGCAATCTTCCGACCGCTTGACGATTGCAGCGCTGCAGGGCGCGGTGGCGCGCGGCGAGAGTACAGCCGTAAAGTCGGCAATTATGAAGCGCCTGGGTGCTAACGCGTTGTCGTCTGAAGAAGAGCAGGCGATCATTGCGACGGGCAATCAGCCGCCTGCTTCTTCCAAATCTTTGCAAGCAGGACCGGATCCGAAATCGGTTCAAGGGCTGGTCACGCCTGGCAACATCGATCTGACCAACCGGCCGCAGGTCAAAAACAAGGATGGTTCTATCTCGACCGTAAGTTCGTTTTCGGTCAACGTCGACGGCAAGGAAGTGCTGTTGACGCCGATCGCCGAAAACGGCAAGGTGCTTTCCGAAAAAGAGGCAATTGAGAAATACAAAAAGGATGGCAAGCATCTCGGCATCTTTGACACGCCGGCAGCGGCCAGCGCATACGCCGAGCAGCTGCACCAGTTCCAAGATCGTTTTTACAATCGCGGCAAGACCGGCGGCGGGGCGGGTGGGTTTAACCAGGCAGTCGCTTTTACGCTGAAGGCGGAGGGCGGCTATAACCCGAAAGATGCAAACGGATCGCCAGTAAATTTTGGCATCAATCAAGCGGCCAACCCTGATGTCGATGTCAAAAACCTGACCAAGGAAAAAGCGGCCGAGATTTACAAAGAGCGCTATTGGAACAAGATCGGGGGCGACGAGCTGGCTGCCAAAAACCCGGCGCTGGCCACGATCGCTTTTGACACGGCGGTGATCGCTGGTGTCGGCAAAGGCAAAGAGTTGCTGGCCAAGGCTGACGGCGATCCGACCAAGCTGATGCAGCTGCGCAAAGAGTTTTTGGCGTCACTGGTCCAGAAAAATCCTGAGAAATACGGTCGTTTCGAGAAAGCCTGGAACAACCGCAACGCGCAGCTGGAGAGCTTGATTGCCGGTGGCGGCGCAGCAGCTGGCAACACCCAGGAAAGTTTGGGCAATGTCACGGTGCAGCCAGAGGCAGATCCGACAATGATGTCGATTGTCGACCGGCTGCCGCAGGACAAATTGATCCCGATGCTGCATTCCGCGCAAACCGCGATCAATCAGCAGCAATCCGCATTTCAAAGCTCGCTCAAGGCTACCGAGACTGATCACATGGCGGCATTCGCCAATGGCGACCAGGTGCCGAAGCTCCTGACCGAAGGGCAGTACAAGCAAGCCTATGGGCCAGCCGAAGGATCGCAGCGCTATGCTGAATATCAAAGAGCGCAGCAGCTGGGCATAGAGATCAATGCCGTGCGCACAATGACGGTTGAGCAGCAGCGCGTGGTGTTGGAAGGCCACAATCCGGTGCCTGGATCACCTGGCTATGCGATTGAAATGCAGCGCAAGCAAGTGCTGCAGCAGGCGATCGATCGTGTCAATGAAGCGCGCGGCGCGGATCCGATGGCTTATCAAATGTCGGTCGTCAAAATGGGTAACGTCAAGCCGATCGATTGGAACAACGGCGAGCAGACCGCTGCCGAGCTGGCTAACCGCGTCGGCGTGGCGTACACGAACGCGCAGAATTTTGGGTCGCCGTTGATGCTGCTGACCAAGCAGGAAGCATCGAACCTTGCGGCCGGTATGAACAACATGAGCGCGCAGGAGAAACTGCGCTACCTGGGTGTGATCAGGTCCAGCGTCAAGGACCAGGCTGCCTATCGCTCGGTCCTGCAGCAGATCGCGCCTGATAGCGTTGTGACCTCTATGGCCGGAATAATCACGACCAAGGAAGGCAGCGTGATCGTGCCGCGCACGTTCGGCGCTGACGATTCTTACCAGCCGCAGCAGGTCGCGCAGCTGATGCTGGAAGGCGAGGCGATCCTAAACCCGACCAAGACAGCAGCTGGCCAGGACGGCAAGGGCGGCAAGTATCCGCTGCCAAAGGAAAGCGATTTTATGGCCGAGTTTAACAACCAGGTCGGCAACACATTTGCAGGCAACCCAGGTGCGGCCAGCGCCGCGATGCAGGGCGTCAAGGCGTACTACGTCGGCAAGGCGGCGCGCGAGGGCGATCTGTCTGACGTGATCAACGGCAAGCGCATGCAGGAGGCGATCAACGCCGTGACCGGCGGCGTGAGCGACATCAACGGCAGCAACGTGATCAGGCCGTGGGGCATGCCAGAAGATATTTTTAAGGACCGCGCAAAGATCGCATTTGACGGCACCATCAAGGGCAAGGGTATGGTCGCGTCCTACGGCGGCGTGACGCTGCAGAATTACGGCGACGGCACCTACCTGGTCCGCAGCGGCACCGATTTCCTGCGCGGTCCTGATGGCGCGCCGGTAATCATCGATGTCGTGTCGGGCGCTCCAGCTGCACCAGCTAACGCCAGGACCGTGTCGACCAATCCAGGCAAAACCAAAGAACCGGCACCGGCGAAACTCAAGACACGATGAGCTACTTATTCGATCTTAACCCGACCGAGCAACGCGGCGCGTTTCAGACAGCAGTCACGAACGCGACCGACGTGGTCAATGCTCCGTTTTTTGAGGGCATGGGTACGGGCTTAGTGTCCGGCGCAAAATCGGCCTACTACCGCGACATCTACAATTCGGCCAATCCGCAGACAGAAGCGGATCTCCAGCAGAACGCGATCGACCAGCTTGAAAAGCTAAAGCCAGATCCTCGCAGCGTTGGTACGGCTGGGCAAATCCTATATAGCCTGGGCGATATTTTTGGTACGGTTTACGCGCAAGCGATGGGCGGCAACATTACGCCGACAACGCTAGCAATGGGAACTGGCACATCTTACGCAAATTCGCAGGAACAGCTTTACATTCGCCAGGGCATCGATCCGGTTACGGCGCAATCGTTGGCCGCAACCGATGCGGCGGCGGTGGGCCTGGGTGTGGTATTGCCGGCTGCTGTGCCTGGTAGATTTGCGACCAGAGCATTTTCTGGCGGTGCGATCAATACGGTAATCGGCACCGGCCAGCGCGCTGCTTTGTCTTTCGAGCTGGAGAATGCTGGCTACGCTGATTTGGCGCGCCAATATAAGGCGTTCGATGCAGCTCACGTCTTAACCGATTTTACGCTGGGCGCATTTTTTGGTGGGTTTTTAGGCCCACGGCCGGCAGGTCGCGACGTTACTGGCCGGGTACTGCCGTCGGATGTCGATGCGACGCTGACCATGGGCAATGCGGCCCACATTGAAACAAGCACTATTCCTGGCATGCCAACGGATAACGGAGCGCGCCAGGCGCACGTCAACGCCGTCAACAAGGCGCTCGACGATCTGATGAACGGTCGGCCGGTAGATGTCGGCGACCAGGTGACAACCGCGGCGTTTGACCCAAGACCGGAAACCCTGCTGCGCCAGGAAGTGACGCTGGAAGTCGAGCAGCACCTGGCCGAGCAGCTGCAAAGCCTTAAGCGCGAACTGGAGCGCCGCGGGCTGTCGACCGAAGACATTGATCAAACCGGACCTGTAACGCTGCGAGAGGTGGCTCCTGGCATGCCAGGCAGCGCGGCAATTACACAAGTAATCCCAAATGCAGCCATTGGCGAGCGCACGTCGGTCAAGATCGAAGGCAACTACCAGGATGCAACCTGGGCGGTTGTTGACGCCAAAGATGTCGAAGCGACGATGGCCAAAGGGCCAAACCAGTTTCGCGATCGTTTCCGCGCAGCCAGCCAGGCGCAGATTGAAAAGATCGCCAATGCGCCAGATTTCAACCTGCTGGAGGCGTCGCCGCTGATGGATTTTGGCGCGCCGACGCTGACTAACGACGGCTTGATTGTGGGCGGCAATGGCCGTTTTGCCGGCGTTGCCAGATCTTATGGCCGCGGCACCGGCGAAATTTACCGCTCGGCACTACGCGCTAGCCTGGACAAGTTTGGTTTAAAAGAAGCCGATTTGGCCGGCAAAGAGCGGCCGGTCCTGGTGCGCGTTCTCGACAATCCGGTTGACGTGCAGCGCGTAGCTATTGCATCCAACGAAGGCGCTGGCCTGCGCATGTCAGCCCTGGAGCAAGCCAAAGTCGATAGCGTTCGCCTGGGCGAGATTACCGGCCTGGCTGTTGGTGAAAACGGTGAAGTCAACCTGGCTGCAAACATTAGCTACATCCAACGCTGGGCCGGGCAGTTTCCTGAAACCGAACAAGCGGCCCTGGTAGACAAGGCTGGCCGGCTGTCTCAGGAAGGCGAGAAGCGCCTGCGCAACGCGATTCTGTTTCGCGCCTATGGTGACAGCCCGACGCTGGAGCGCCTGGTTGAAAGCACCGATCCTGGCGCGCGCAATGTGGCCACGGCCCTAATCCGTACTGCGCCGACGGTGGCCGAAGTCAAGGCAGCTATTGAACGAGGTGATTTGTATTCGCTAGACATTTCTGAGGACGTGACGGCGGCTGTCGAAAAGCTCGATGCGCTGCGATCTAGCGGTCAAAAAATTAGGGATTACCTGGCGCAAGATGAGATGTTTGGCGCAGAGCTGACGCCTGTGTCGCGCATGATATTGGAACAGTTTGACAAAAATATCCGCTCGGCCAAAGCTATGACCGAGATCATCAATGGGTATTACAACGCGGTCGAAGCTCTAGGCAATCCGCGCCAGGTCAACATGCTGGGCGAAGCGCCGCCAACAAAAGAACAATTGATGGCATCGATTGTTGGCGACAAGCAAAAAAATCAACAAGCGCTGTTTGAAAATGCAGAGCAAGCTCGCGTCAATGAGATTCTTTCAACAGAGGGTGTATTTGACGAAGCGCAATTGGCAAACTTGCCTGAAGCAGAGCGCGGCGTTTTGCGGAATCTTTACCAGCGCGCTGCGCAGTTAAAGGATTCATTTGATCAGCTCGGCCAGGAAATTGCCCAGCAGGTTGGCGGTAGGTTAAAGGTTGCAAATATTAAAGGTGCGGACCGTGCTGTCGCCAAAATCAATTTTGATCTGGGCGGCAATGCCGGCAATATCAAAGATTTGTTGCGCGCAACGATTGAAGTTGATTCGATAACGCAGGCACGCGCTGCCATTGATTTGCTACAGCAGCGATTTGAAGTATTGGAAAGCGGTTATCGTGATTTGTTTGATCCGGCTGCCAATCCAAAAGATGGCTACCGCGACGCGAAAATGAATGTGCAGCTTGATGGCATTGTTGCTGAAATGCAGGTCAACTTGCCGGAAATGTTGCAAGCCAAAAAGCAGGTTCATAGCAAGTATAAAGAACGCTCCGACATCGAGCGCGCATCAGAAGGTCGTCAGCGCACCGACGCAGAACAAGCCAGGATCGATCAGCTCAACGCTGAAATGAAAGATGCTTACGACGCTGCTTTTGCGTCGGCCATGAGAGATGCAAACCTGGCTTCAGAAACTGGTGCGCCGTTCTTGCGCGCAGAATCTGAACTAAATCGTCGGGGCGGGTCAGTATCCCAGGCTGCACAAGAAAACGCTACGCCTGGCACGTTGCCTAGCGAAACAGGGATGCCCTCGACATCGAGAAGCTCAACACTAGCAGGGAATTTCACGGATATTACCTCCGTTGATAATGTACCGGAAATGTTGAAAAATGTCAATTCTGAGGCCGCGGTTGCCGCCCAAGTGCTAACGGAACGACCAAACCTTACCATAGCTGATGAAAATGGCCAGCCTATGCTGGCTGCCGATGCGATCGCCCAGGCAAATGCGGAAATCGCAACGGCCATGCGAGAAGCGCCTGGCTTTGATGCGGCGGTGTCTTGTGCCTTAAGGAATTCATAATGAAAGCTAAGTGCATACAAGCTGTATCCCAGGCAATCAATCGCCAGATTACGCAGGCCGAGGCTGCCGGTATTGAGCAGCGAATTATGCGCAATATGCGCGCCGTGGCTGCCAAGGATCCGGCTGCATTTTCTCGCATGACACCGGCGATGCGCTTGCAACAAGCAGCGCAGCTGGCTGGGCAAGAGTTAATCAAAGATGCGCAGCTCAAGCTCCGGCGCGTGCAGCTGTCGATCGAAGCGCACGATCGCCTGGAAACCTACATTAACGACCAGGTTGCCGGTGGCATGGACCGCCTGGATGCGCTGCGTCGAACGCTGGTCTTTAATGCCGACGGCAAGAGCAACACGCTGTCGGCCGAAAGTCGTGGTAACGCAATTCGTGCCAATTCAATTCGGCAATTGATCGATACTTTCGAAGCGGTAGATCCGCGGTTTTTTGGCCTGCTCGAATCTGAAGAGGGTGTACGCATTCTGACCAAAGCGATCTTTGGCGAGAAAACCGGCAACGCCGTCGCTGACAAAGGCGCGAAAGCCTGGACCGACGTGGCCGACCAGCTGCGCGAGCAGTTCAACAATGCCGGGGGCAAGATACGCGAGCTGGAGAATTGGGCGCTGCCGCAGCACCATTCGCAGCTGAAGGTCGCCAAGGCCGGCCGCGACGCCTGGACGGCGGCTGTCTTTCCGATGCTGAACCGCCGGCGCTACCTGCGCGACGACGGCCTGCCGATGTCGGACAGCGAGGTCGTGCAGTTTCTGCATTCGGCCTGGGAAAGCATCGCCACCGGCGGTATCAATCAAATGACGCCTGGCGCGCCAGGGCAAAGCATGCTGGCCAACCGTCGCGCTTTTGCTCGCGAAATCCACTACAAGGACGCCGACAGCTACCTGGCGTATCAGCAGCAGTTTGGCGAGCAGTCGCTGTGGGGCGTAATTACCGGCCACGTCGAGGGGCTGTCGAAAGAAATCGCCATGCTCGAAACTTACGGGCCGAATGCTGATCGTTCGTTTAGCGTTATGCTTGAAAAGCAATTGCAGGCAAAGGCGCTTGATAATCCAGAGGCTACGACCAAAGCAGAAATGGAAGCGCGCCGCCTGGCCAACCTTTACGATTTCGTCTCTGGCCGCACGCAGCCCGTCGTCAACGAACACCTGGCGCAGACGTTCGACACGTTGCGCAACTGGCTAGTCAGCTCGCGCCTGGGATCCGCGGTTATCACGGCGTTGACCGACGAAGCAACAATTCACCTGACGGCCAACATTAACAAGCTGCCGGAAATGCAGCTGTTGGCTAACGAGCTAGCGGCGCTCAATCCGGCAAACCAAACCGAGAAAAACCTGGCGCTGCGTGCTGGCCTGGCGATCGATACTATGATCGGCGAGCTTAACCGCTGGGGCCAGGACAACCTGGGGCCGACGTTTTCCAGCAAGATGGCCAGCACCGTCATGCGCGCATCAGGCATGAACGCGTTGGATGGTGCGCGCCGTCGGGCGTTTGGCGTGACGATGATGTCGTCCCTGGGCGAGATCGCCGGCAAGTACAAAACACTCAAAGACATTGACCCAGCCGATTATCGGATCCTGCTGTCCAAGGGCATCACCGCAGAAAACTTCCAGGTGTGGAAGCTGGCCCAGCTAGAGCAGTGGGGCGCTGGCAACGGCGTGCTGACGCCGGAATCGATCATGCGGATCCCTGACGCTGACCTGGTTGCAGCTGGTTTTGCTGACGCGACTGTTGCCAAGCGCGAGGCGGTGCTGCGCCTCCTGGGCGTGGTGCTGGAGGAAACCGACATGGCCGTGATCCGACCAGGCGCGGCCGACAAGTTTCTGACCGGGGCAGGGATGGAGCGCGGCACCTGGAAAGGCGAGCTGACTAGGTCTTTCTTCTTGTTCAAGTCCTTCCCGCTGGCGATGATCGCTCGCCATTGGATGCGCGGCATGGGCATGGAGACGGCCGGCGGCAAAGCAGGTTATATCGCTAGCCTGGTGGTCGGCACGACGGTCCTGGGCGCAGCGTCGCAGACAATCAACGATCTGCTACAGGGTAAGAATCCGCGCAACTACAACCCATTTGAGGGCGAATACGGGGCGCGTAATTGGATGGCAGCAATGCTGAAGGGCGGCAGCCTGGGGATCTACGGCGATTTTCTATTTTCGGGCGCGACCCAGCACGGCAACACCGGACCGATCGCGTCGCTGTTGGGGCCGGTCGCTGGCCTGGTCGAGGAGGCATTTAACTTAACGCAGGGCAACATCATCCAGGCAATGCAGGGTAAGGACACCAAGTTTGGTGCCGAAGCGGTCAAATTTATCCGCGGCAATCTGCCTGGTGCAAATCTTTGGTACACAAAAGCGGCGATGGATCACCTGATTTTCCATCAACTGCAGGAGTATTTCTCGCCTGGGTATCTTGCTACAATGCAGCGCAGAGCGCAGCGAGAGTTTGGTCAGACGTATTTCTGGCAACCAGGCACCGGCCTTGATGGCATGCGTGCGCCTGATTTCGAAAAAGCTATAGGGGAATAAGCGATGACGGTCAGCTCACAAACCGCACGCGTCAGCTACTCTGGCAACAGCTCGACGACAGCATTTGCGGTCAGTTTCTATTTTCTCGCCAGCAGCCACTTACGGGTGACGCTGCGCGCCGCCAGCGGCGTCGAAACCGTCCAAGTACTCAATACCGATTACACCGTGTCTGGCGCTGGCAATCCGGCCGGCGGCACGGTTACGATGACAACTGCGCCGGCAACAGGTCAGACGCTGGTAATTCAGCGCAACGTGCCGTTTACCCAGGAAGTCGATTATCAGCCGAACGATCCGTTTCCAGCCGAAAGCCATGAGCAAGCGCTGGACAAGTTGACGATGGAAGCGCAGCAGCTCAACGAAGCGGTCGGCCGCTCGATCAAGCTGTCGCCAACCAACACGATGGCATCGACCGAGTTTACTGTCGGCGCAACGGATCGCGCAAACAAGGTTCTATCGTTCGACGCCAGCGGTGAGCTTGCGGTTTCGCAGGAGCTTGGCACCTACAGAGGCAATTGGGCGTCCGGCACGGCGTATGCGGTGCGCGACATCATCAAGGACACATCCAACGCTAACATCTACATTTGCCTGGTTGCGCACACGTCGAGCGGCAGCCAGCCGATTTCGACCAACACCGACAGCGCCAAATGGGCGCTGCTTGTCGACGCAGCGTCGGCCGCAACTTCGGCAAGCGACGCGGCTGCATCGGCTGCCCTGGCAAATGATTGGGCGACCAAGACAAGCAGCCCGGTGGCTGGCGGCGAATACAGCGCAAAGTATCATGCCCTGGCTGCCGCGAGTTCAGCGTCAGCTGCTTCGGGTTCCGCATCAACGGCCACGACACAAGCGTCTAATGCTGCATCGAGCGCCAGCTCGGCATCGTCCAGCGCTAGCACGGCAACGACACAAGCCGGGATTGCGACGACCCAGGCCGGCGCTGCCGCGACGCAGGCGAGCAGTGCGGCAAACTCTGCAGCGCTCGCGGCGGCATCTGCATCGGCTGGCCTTTACAACGCCGTCATCGACAAAAGCGCCGACTACACGGTTGCGCTTGCCGACAACGGTGACCTGATCAGAGTGGACACAAGCGGCGGTGCTAGGACGATTACGCTGCCGCTGATCAGCTCGCTTGTTGATGGTTTCAAGATCGCGATCGTCAAGTGGACCGGCGACACAAACGAATTGTCGATTGTGCGCTCTGGTAGCAACACAATTAACGGTCAAACCTCATACAACATTGGCAGCCAATATGTATCGGCGACCTTTGTCGCGGATGCGGAATCGGGCCAATGGTTTGCCACGGCGTCCGGCGTCGGTACGACGAACGCATTTGTAAACCGGTTTAGTGGCAACGGATCGACCACTGGTTTTACGCTGTCTGGCGATCCTGGCTCGATAAACAACACGGCCGTTTATATCAGCGGCGTCTATCAGCAGAAAAACACTTACACGTTGTCTGGCTCGACGCTGACGTTCTCGCCTGCGCCGCCGTCCGGCACCAACAACATTGAAGCCGTTTGGATAGCGCCATTGGCAATTGGGGTGCCAGGCGACGCAACCGTATCTGACGCGAAGCTGACATCAACTTTGAGGGCCTCCATTACCGGCAAGTCGGTAGCGATGGCCATCGTTTTCGGAGGATAAATCATGGCCGCACCTAACGTCGTCGCAGTCGCGACAATCACCGGCAAAACTGCAGTTCAGCTGGTTGGCACTAGCGCCACAGCGATCGTCAGCAATAGCTCTGGCAGTAACAAGGTATTTAAGGTCAATGCTTTGTACATTTCGAATGTTGACGCATCGGCAAACTTCTTGATAACAGTCGATCTGTTTCGCAGCTCAACTGCTTACCGCATGGCGCTGCAAATGGTGGTGCCGGTAAATTCGACGATCGATTTGTTAAGCAAGTCGATCTATTTGGAGGAAGGCGACAGTTTGCGCTTAACGGCCAACACGGCGAGCAAACTTGAGGCCGTTGCTTCTTATGAGGAAATAAGCTGATGCGACGCGGCAACGGTGGTGTGATTGGCAACCTGAGCGAGCCAACAATCAACAGCACAAAAGGCGTTTGGTCACTTTCCGACGTGCAGCAATACGGCCAAAGCTCTAAATGGCCTCCGACCGGAAACATGATTGAGTACCTGGTTGTCGCTGGTGGCGGCGGTGGTGGCCGTTCGATTGGGGACGGCGGGGCGTCTGGCGGTGGCGGTGGTGGCGGGTTGCTGGCCAGCACAGCGCCATTCAAAACCGGCGTTTCTTACTCTGTGCGCGTTGGCGCTGGCGGTGGCGGTGGCACGTCGCCGAGTAATGGCGGCGACTCTGTACTAGGACCGTTTCGAGCATTTGGCGGTGGCGGTGGATCGAACGGGCCATCGAGCATCGGAGCTGGGTCAGGTGGATCTGGTGGCGGCAGTAATTTGTATGGTGGCAACGCTGGGTTAGGAACCACAGGACAAGGCTTTGGTGGTGGAAACGGAAACGGCGGTCTTGCCGGCGGCGGTGGAGGCGCAGGGGCAGCCGGAACAACCGCAGGCGGGAACGGCATCCAAAGTTCTATCACTGGAACAGCAACATTCTACGCCGGAGGCGGTGGCGGCGGCGCTAACAGTAACGGTGCAAGTGGCGCTGCCGGAGGTTCTGGTGGCGGTGGGCAGGGCGGTGGACCTTACGGCGCAACTGGCACCGCAGGCACGGCCAACCTTGGCGGCGGTGGTGGTGGCAGTGGTCAGTGGAACGGTGGGGCCGCTAACGGTGCGGCTGGCGGTTCTGGTGTTGTCGTCATTGCTTACCCAAGCACGATTAGCAATCTGTCGACAATTGATGCCGGCCTAACTTATACGCTCGATACAACAACCAGGTCGGGATTTAGAATTTACAGATTCACGGCCGGCATCGGTTCAATTACATGGTGATCTAATGGCACATTACGCTTTGCTCGATGAGAACAATCTCGTTATTGATGTCTTTGTCGGCAGAGACGAAGGCGAGGATGGCGTTGATTGGGAAGCGCATTATGGCGCAGTAGCCGGTCAGACGTGCAAACGCACATCCTACAACACCGACGAAGGGGCGCATAAAACCGGCGGCACGCCATTTCGCAAGAATTACGCTGGCATCGGATACGCCTACGATCCGGAGCGCGATGCGTTCATCCCGCCTTCAGTGTTTCCTAATTGGGTGCTGGACGAAAACACTTGCACATGGGTGCCGCCCGTTCCTTATCCGACTGACGACAAGCGTTACAAGTGGGACCAGCTGCAAAATCGTTGGATCGAATATCCGGAGGATTACGTTTGACCGCGAGAGAATTTCTGCTGTCGCTGAACCTTGATCGCGTGCCGCATAGCGGCAGATCGTTCATCGACCATCTCTCCGGCGTCGAGCAGATCCTGCGCGTGTGCCGGTGCTCTGACGCGGTCTGCGCTGCGGGGCTGTTCCACAGTATCTACGGCACGGCATTTTTTGATGCCGGCCTGGTCGTGGATCGCGACCAGGTAAGGGAACTCATTGGCAAAGAGGCAGAATATCTCGCCTGGCTTTTTTGCAATGCGAACCGACCGTTCTGCTGGTTCTGCGGAAACAAGATCCCGATGCGCGATGGCTCACATGTCATTGTCGACAACAAAACGCTTCACGATCTGCAAATGATAGAAGGCGCAAACCTGCTAGAGCAGCAGTGCGGTGCCGACATGATTGTGGCTACAGCAGCGAGGATGCAATGATTAACGTCGTCGAGAATTTTTTGTCGCCGCAGTACCAGGATCACCTGGAAAAAATCATGCTTGGCCGTGAATTCCCGTGGTTCTATTTGGATCACACGGCAGAACCGAATTACGAAACATGCTTTCCAGCTGACGGGATGCAGGACGGTTTTCAGTTTGTCCACACGTTCATTGACCAGGGCAATTTGTGTTCCGATCGACTATCGCTTGTTTTGCCGATCGCTTTTGCGCTGATGGCGAAAGAAGGCATCAACACCGAAAGCCACGAACGAATGAAAGCCAACATCACATTCCCGATTGCCGGGCGAAGCGATGGGTCATTCAAGCCACCGCACGTTGACACGCTGAGAGCAAATACAATCACCGCTATCTATTACGTCAACGACGCAGACGGCGACACGTTGTTTTTTGATAACTACGAAACCGAAAAGTTCAACGGCTTCAGGTTTGAAGTTCGCCAACGCATACAGCCGAAGAAAGGAATGCTCGTCTACTTTGACGCCGACGTTCTGCACACGTCGGAATTCCCAACGACCGGCGCGCGTTGCGTGCTAAATTTTAATTTCGTCCAATAAGAAAGGTAGGGACGGTATTTGCCATTAACTAAAGTAGACGCGCAACTTCTTGAGGGCGCAATAAACGCTAACTCCTCCGGCAACGTAGGCATTGGTACGAGTTCGCCAACAACCAAACTTAACATTGTTGATGGGTCTGCGACTGTTAATGTTCGGCTAGAAAGTGGTTCTGTAGTAGGCCAATATTTTGCGTCATCTTCTGGTGGTGCTGTATTTTTAGACACTGCTAGTTCGCACCCGTTGGTATTTAGAACTAACACCACCGAACGTATGCGTATCGACACCAACGGCGTAATCACTTCAACGCTTGGTGGTATGCAGGTCATCTCTGGTACAGCGGTAACTGCATCAGGCACAAGCGTTGACTTCACCGGCATACCGTCGTGGGTTAAGCGCGTTACGGTGATGTTTAGTGGTGTTAGTTCAACCGGAGCCACAAACAAACTAATTCAAATCGGCTCAACATCTTTTGCTACAAGTGGATACATGAGCAGCAGCGCGTTAATACAAACAACCTCTGTTACTGCGGTTAGTTCAACGGCTGGTTTTATAGTTTTTGCAAACGCTGCGGCAGATATAATCTACGGAACAATGACACTTGTTAATGTGTCTGGTAATACTTGGATTAGTAATCACATGGTCGTAGCAGACCAGACTAATGACTATAACATTTATGGTTCTGGAAGTAGTTTAACGGCTATTTCTGGTGTTCTAGATAGAGTTCGGATCACTCATGTAGGCGGCACAGATACATTTGACGCTGGAACCATCAACATCATTTATGAATAGTCATGGACACGCAGATTCTCTTCAACATCGCGGTGGCAATTGCGGGCTTCTTCGGCGGTTGGATACTCAACAACATCCACAAATCGATTGACCGGTTGGATGTCGACGTGCGTGCCATGCCCCACACCTATGTCAGCCGCGAAGACTACCGCGACGACATGCGCGAAGTGAAGGATATGCTTGGCAAGATTTTTGATCGGCTAGAGGCCAAGCAAGACAAGTGAGGTGGATCCGCTAACCTTACTTGCAGCTGCTAACGCTGCGGTCGCCGCGGTCAAAGCCGGATGCAAACTTTACAAAGACATAAAGGGCGCAGCCGGCGACGTAAGCGATGTATTGAAAGATCTGAAGGAGCAGTACAACAAAATAGTCGATCCAACGCCTGCGCAAAAAATGCAATACAACGCTGAAGTACAGCGCGTGCAAGAAATTGCGAAGTCTGATCCGAACGACGTATTTACGGACATCGGCAACCAGCTTGGCGTATTGATGGATTCTTATGATGCAATCAGTAAATTGTTTTTGAAAGAACAGCTGGAATCGAAACAGGTTTATAAGGGCGAGGAAAGTATTGGTCGCAGGGCATTGAAGCGAATACTAATAACGTCCAGGCTTGATGCAATGTTGACAGAGATACGCGAAACAATGGTGTTCCGAGCGCCGCCGGAATTGGGCGCATTGTGGGGCAAGTTTGAAGAGATGTGGCAGCGCATCGTTGCCGAGCAGGAGGCAGCTCATGCGGAAGAACTTAGACTAGCTCAGATAGCATCATGGCGACGCAGAAAAAGAATAGCGGAAATCAAGTCAAAGGTGGCATGGGTTTCAGCAGTAGTTTTCGTAGTTCTTTGGGCGGTGGGTCTAATGTGGCTAACAATGAGAAGCGCGATGATGAGAACGTCCCTTGGTCACTTTTAGTAGTGGTCATGGCCGTGTTACTAATGTTCTTTATTATCATGCCGATCCTGGCGTTCATGTACTACGACATGTATTTTGCAACACAAGCAGCGGTAGCAGAAGTCCAGAAAATGAAAGAGTTACGGCGCGATATTTTGCAAGAAAGGATGTACGGTAAATGATCACGTTGGCACAGTTCAAGAAGTTTGCCCCGCATACCAAATATGCACAACAATGGTATGACACTCTGTTTAGCCCGCAGACTGAGCTGGGCGGCAAATCGCTGTTAGATGAATACCAGATCAACACACCAAAGCGCGTCGCCGCATTCCTGGCGCAATGCGCGCATGAGTCTGGTGGCTTTGTGTTTGTCACCGAGAATCTAAACTATAACGCGTCTGGTCTGATGCGCGTGTTCCCGAAATATTTTCCTAGCATGGACCTGGCCAAACAATATGAGCGCAATCCAAAGAAGATCGCTAGCCGGGTATATGCTAACCGCATGGGCAATGGCGATGAAACCAGCCAAGAGGGTTTCGCGTTCCGTGGTCGCGGGATTTTGCAGCTGACAGGCAAAGACAACTATTTCTGGTTTGGTGCTTCACTTGAGATGACACCGGAGCAGGCATCGGAATACCTTGAGACATTCGAGGGTGCAGCGCAGAGCGCTTGCTGGTTTTGGGAAACGAACAAGTTAAACACGCTGGCAGACGCTGGTGACATAAAACAACTTACGCGCAGGATTAACGGCGGTTACATCGGGCTTGCAGATAGGGAGCATCATTATGAAATTGCGTTGGCTATGTTTGATAGTGGCAGTCGTTTGGCTTAGTGGCTGCGAGCGCTTTCGGTATTTTTGCCAGGATCCTGAAAATTGGGATAAGCCAAAATGCCAGCGGCCGCGATGCGCTGTAACTGGAACCTGTCCGGATCAATTGCTAAAACCGGAAGTGCTGAAGGAGGAAACAAATGAACCCACTAAAACTAATAAGCCAGTTCCTTGCAATGACGCAGGAGCAGCACGATGCAGTAATTAAGTTTTGTATTGCTGTCACGTTCTGCTGCACCGTGATAATCATGGTGGGCGTGAGCTTGTACTCGGTTGTATTCGTCGAGCAACCGCAAATGATGGCCCCGGCTGACAAGCAATTTTTTCTAATCTTGTCCGATATGTCAAAGTACATCCTCGGAAGTTTGGCGACATTACTTGCTGTCAAGGGTAAAGATGCGCTCCAGCAGTTTGTGCCGCCTGGTCTATCGAGCAAAGAAGATCGCGACGATAAGCCAACACCGCCAGCACCGAAGTCGCCAGCACCAGGTCACGCGCCGGTACGCATGGAACCGACCATTGATCCAATAAGCGCACCAGGTAGCGTCGCAGGTTATGGCGGCAAACCAGCGCCTGTCCAACCACCTCACCCGGAGATTAGCTAATGAAAAATTTAATTGCACTTATTGCGTTTGTGCCGCTGGTCCTGTTTGCTGCTGAGACAAAGAAAGTTTGCAACAAACAAAAAGACAACAAGGGCAAAGAAGTCCAGGTTTGCAAAGATGTCCGGGTGCATAAGAAACTAGACAGCGCCACCAAGGTGCCACCAAAGTGACTGCGTTCTTTAACCCTTGGGTGCTTCTGACGTTGGTCCTGGCGGTTGCCGGTGCGGCTGGCGCTGGGTATTACAAGGGCCACGACGCAGGCAAATCCCAAGTCAAGGCTGAATGGGCGCAGGAAAAAGCGGAGCAGTTTGCTGATCACGCAAAGCGCCAGGATGAGGCGCGCCAGCGAGAACAGCAGCTGCAAACAACGGCTGATAATTTGAGGCAGGAGAAAGACCGTGAAATCCGTAATCTTAATGCTCGCGCTACCGCTCTTACTAACAGCATGCGCGACCGGCCGAGTCGCGCCACCGCCGAAGCCGGTGGATTGTCCACGTCCACCGGTCCTGGATCCTCTGCCGCAGGATGTTCTGGAAAAGAGCTTTATCGAGAGACTGCAGAAGATCTTGTCCAACTAGTCAAGGACGCCGACGAGCTTAGATTAGCGTTGAAACAATGCTACTCGCAATACCAATCGTTGCCTAAGTAGGTTGCCAAGCGCCTGGCTCCTCTCCTTGTCAACAGGCGCTTGATTTTGCCCCGGCCAATAACCGGGGTTTTTTTACCCTCGTTGACCTAGCATTGCTTTGATCTGGTCTACTGGTATATCAACGCTTTCATGAATCGCCAGGATTAAATCAGCGCTCATTGGCCGCTGCCTATTGCGAACCCGGCTAATCAATGACGGCTCTTTGCCAAGCATGTGGGCCAGGACCGCATCATTCTTGGCGTTCAACTTTTCGCGCGCCAGGTCCAGGATTTTATGGGGTGTCAATTTCCTTCCGTTCATTTGTTGTATTTCTCCATGATCGATCGTTTGCGCCAGGCTGTAATACCGCGTGGCTGAATTGGTTTATTGTTTCGTTCGTTGTGAACTATTGATGCGTAAGTGGCAATCAAAACAATGCCGATTACAAATAGTCCTATGACGACTATGCCTGCAATGGTAATGGCAAGAATAGCGGCCAAGATTTGTAGCATCATGCCGGCCTTAAAACAGGATGACTTTAAAAACGGGCTTGATCATCTTGCCGGTAATCGAGCATTTGCGCGGTGGATCTTCTCGGACCAGGTCCAGGCTTAACAGCTCGTTGACGCGACCGCAGACCGAGGACAGTTCCAGGTTGCAAACCCTGGCTAGCTCTCGACGTGAGTAGCTTTCCATTGGATCCATGACATTTAGAATGTGCTGTGCTTGCTTGCCGATCTTTCCTGTATCGCGATGCTCATGGTAAGCAATGATTGATGTTTCGGCGACGCTCATAATTTATGCCCCCTTGTTGTCCGGCAACGCTCCCTGTCCTGGTGGCTAAAGTCCGGGCTAATTTCTGCAACGCTGCACGCCAGGCGCGGCTCGGTAGTAATTGCTTTAGATGCAAAGTACAAACTTGCCAGGGCGATCGCCGCATAAAAACAAATTGCTGCAATTTCAGGTGCCGTTATAGGTTTATGTTCTTTATTCATTTTTGTCCTTTGATAAGTTCCAAAGTAGCAACATGTCGTCTTTCAACATGGTTGCCGCTGTCGGGCCGCGTTTGGTTTCGACTGCTGCTATGAACTCCCTGCGCTTCACCAAGGGCCACCGCAGTACCGTTCTCGCCTCGCATTCGCGCCTCCACATCTCGCTGTTCTTTTCTGATCCGAGCAAAAGTTTTGCGAATGTTTGTATCGGAGGCGGGAACGTAGGCTTTTCCTGTAAGGAGAGTGCTGCCCGCCTCTTTGCCATTAGAGCGCCTGTTCATCGGCCTCTGGTTCACGGATAACTGCCGCCTGGGCGCGCGCCTTGGCCATTGCAATTTTGCGCAGATTTTCCGGCAGCTGGCGCATTGCCGGCCGCAGGTTGTCTAGTTCTTCAATTGACGTAGCCTTGGCGATCTTGGCATTGATTTCGGCGGCGTCGGCTTCAGCCTGGTCTGGCGATTGTTCGACGACATCAGCTGGCCCCAGGTCGATTGTCACGGGCTGCGTCGCTGGCGCTGCAGCTGCTGGTGCCGGTGGCTTTTTGTCAAAATCTTCGGCTTCCTCTGGTGTGTACACGCCGACGGCAACGCCTGGGAACACGGTGCGGATCCCTTCGCTAATCACGCGGGCGCGCAGCATTTGGCGTGGGTACTGCCGCCAGGTTGGATTCTTGGTTAGGCCCGCGTTTTCGGCCATAGTTATTGTCCAGGTAATTTCTACGCTACCGCCGGCCGGGTGTGAGACGACGGCGCTGACTGCGGTGTCGGTGTACTCGGACCATTTTACCGTGCCGCCGGCCTGCTGGAAACGCGCCAGCATGGCGTCGGCCTTAAGGGTAGGCTTGCCGTTGATGACGTGGTAATCGCGCGCCGCGATCGCTGGGTGCATTCCTTCAGCCTGGCTAATTAGCATTAGGGCCATTGCCTGGTCCGGTGTGCGCACGCCAAACAGGTTAGATTTGGCGACGGCCATTGCCATGCGCTCGATGTCGGTGACTGTCATTAGTTCGTTTTTCATTTTGATTTCTCCATAAGGGTTGCAACCATCGTGTCTACATCAATCAAAAATTTGCGGATCTCGGTTTCTAGGCCGGCGATATAACTGTCATTGCGGCCGATGCGTTCGACGTAGAGCTGCAACGCAGGCGGCATGCGTGGGTCAAATGAGATGAAATCACACCATTGCCGGCCGGTGATCCAGAGCTGGCCCTGGACCTGGGCGACGTGATCTTCTGGCATGCCGTCCATCCAGGTCATCACATGGACCGAGCTGTTATATGGGCATTTGATTTCGATCAGGCCATCCCAATCAACCAGGCCGTCGGGCGATGCGCCGGCGTCAAGCTCTTGGTGCTGAATGAATCCGGTTTCCTCGACTTGCAGCTGGCGGCGCTGTTCGTAAACAATGCGCGCGCTGGCTTCGTGCGTCACGCCCCATTGCATTGCGCTATTGCTGTAGTGAGGCGTCGCTGATTTGGTCAGGCGCTCGGTGGCAATGTCTACCAGGTAATTGATGCGCGCCGCGGCCGGGCTGCCGTTCTTGAGCTTGGCCATCACGTCTTTGAAACGCGACGCTGTGGCCTTGCCTACGCGCGCCTGGAACCATTCCGCGGTGCGCTGTTCGTCTGTAATTGTGTCCAATTAAAACTCCTCTTTGATTACTGAAACTCGGATCGCGTCGGGGTGTTGCTCCAGCAATTCCTCGACCAGGACGGCTGAAAACTCATGGTCGGATTTGCCGCTAACACGTCGGCCGTTTGGCAAAATGACTGTGTAGGTAAATCGGAACGGGCCTTTTTGCGATAATGGAAACGGTACTATTTGAGCGTTCATTCGTCATCTCCAGAGTAACGAGCGTCAAACATTGCATCGATGCGCGCCTGTTCGCGGTATTCAAAACGGCGTTCTTCAATCTCGGCTGCGCAGCTGGTCATGATGGCTAGTACATCTTCGAGCGGTAGCCTGGTCCATGCTGCTGTGATGTTTACCGGGATACCGCAGGCCAGGTGGTGAATCGCGTCATACTTAAAATTTGTTGTCTGCATTATTTTCTCCAATCAATTCAAAGTGCCGGTTGCGGGCCGGCGTCGGCTAGGTGGGGAATCGGATCTGCTTGCCAGGCAGTCGCCACGCGCCACCATTACGACCGCTGTACATTACGCTGCAATCCTGCCGACGCTGTTATAACCGTAACCGTCGTCGCCCAAGGAGCTAACGCTGGCCGCTGTCGGGCTGACGGCCATGTCGTCGAAGCTGTAATTTGACGCGATATTCATGGCTATTTCGTCCAGGGTCATGTTGCCAATCATTGGTTTAGCGCCGCCGGTGTATTCGATCCACGCGCCAAACTGGCTGTCGATTACTTTCATGTTGTTGACGACACCATACTTGGCGGCCGTCCATTCCAGCGTCGACTGCAAAAACTCGGCGGTGTATTTCCGCTCGGTAAACACAAAGTCAGCGCCAAACGAAACTTCCTCGCCGTTGATCGAGCTGTAGTTGCTGCCCTGGTAGTCGGTCATGCCGTCGAAGTAGCTGCCCTCGAACCGCTTAACGATGGCGTTGACCTGCTTGCTGTTCGGGCCGTTGGTCCATTTGACATTGATGCTAGCGCCGCCGGCGTAGGTATTAGACCTGACGCTAAACTTTACGCCAGGGAATGATTCTTTGAGCGACTGCCTAATGAGCTTGGCAGTCTCAGCGCAGGTTAAATATTTTTTCATGGCGATTCTCCTGTTCAGTTAAAAATGAAATACGACAATGAGATTATCTCAACACTGTTGCCAAACGTCAAGCGGCCTCTGGTAATTTTGCTTGTTTAATTATGTCGTCAATCTCAAACAGCGCCTCGGCCTGCTGGCGCTCGATTACCTGCTTGGTGGCACGTCCTTCGCTGATTTTGACGCGCACGGACCACATGCTATAGGGCGCGTAGAAATACATGCCGGCCGGACCGACGCGCTCTTCGCGTGCGATCGTGGTGATCAGGCCGTCGGCGCGTTTGACGGTAATGACAGCGACGCGCATCGTGCTAGTCACCTGGACATAGGTTTGGGCAAACCAGCCAAAATTTGCACTTTTCGAAATAGTTGTTTCCATGTTTAGATCTCCTGGTCAGTAATGGGGCCGAAGCCCCGGTAAAATTAGGCGCGCGGTACGGTGCCGATCAGCTTGCCTTCCATCACTTTGAACAGCAGACACTTGGCGCGGTTCAGCGACTGCCTGGCTCCTTCAGCGTCACCAAAAGCAATTTGCTCTTGGGCGTCGGACATTAAGCCAGCTATTACCATGTTTGCGCCGGTCATTTTGTAA